TCCTCACCAAAGTATTCACCTTGTTTCACTCCTACCTTTGAGTAGTCAAAACTTGAAATATCTGTTAACATATCTATAAGTGCCATTACTATTCCTTCGTTAAATTTGCTATTTCAGAAGTAGTTTTACCTGTATTCCTAGCAACTTCTTCCAGTACTTGAATCATATCTCCCATATCACCCATATTGTACCAATTATCATATTTATCAATTAATTCATCCATTTTAGATTGTCCACCTGCCATTGCAGCATATAACTCTTCTCTTTGTTCTTTATCTAAATCATCAAATTCTTCTAATACTTTACTAAGACCTTTATCCTCTTCACCCCCTGAAGAGATACCAGCCGTTTTATCAAGGACTTCTCCTGCAGCCCATTCACTTGCAAAATATCCAGTGATACCACCAATAATAGTACCAACTGCTGCACCTACTGCAGTTCCAACAACAGGTACTACCGAACCTATTGCTGCTCCACCTGCTGCTCCAAGTTTTGCTCCACCTGCTGCTCCAGCCCAACCAGCAGCTTTTTCTGTTACAGTTTTCGCTACATCTGTTTTACTTGCATTTTTATCCATTGCAACTGTTGCAACTTCCGCTGCATCTAATGCAACTCCAATTGGTACTGCTACCTTTTTAAGAACTTTACTACCCTTACTTACAACCTTTGTTATATCATCACCAGCCGTTTTAGCAACATCATCTACAGATTTCAGAGCACCTTCCATAGTTTTATGTCCAGGCCCTTTTGCACCCTTAACTTGAAATCTACCAGTTTTTGTTTTGTGTATTTTAGGTTTAGCTGTGCCAGTAGCACCTTTAGTTTTATCCATACCTGGAACTTTAATACCAAATTTCTTTGCAATAAAACCTATTACTTTACTTAATGCCCAAAAAGCTGGCATCATCGTTAATATAGCATTTCGTAAATCACCAATAGTGGTGTTCAACAACTTTATAGCTTCAGAATTTGCATCTATAGGTGAGATATTATCAGATTTAACATCTAACTTACCACTTGCTAATTTACTTAACTCTTCTACTGATACGCCTATTGATTCTGCTAATGCTCTTCTTTGAAGAACATTCATTTTTTGTAATTCAGCCTTTCCACCAATTTGAGACATAACATTTTTTGCAGCTCCTGCCAAATCACCTTCAAGTGCTAATTCTCTTGCCTTATTGAAGTTTAATTGTTTCCCTATCATTAGGGAAGCTTCCATTTCCTTTTCAATACTTGATTCGAAATCTAATAATGAATTAGCAATCTTACCAGTCGTTTCTAAACTTAATCCTAACTTTCTTGCTTGAACAGCAGCTTTTGCTAAATTTTCCCCACCATCTTTACCAAATTCTGCAAACAATTCTGTATTATCTGCTAAATCTTTAAGTACTACTCCAGTACCTACACCATTCGCTTTAGCCATACCAGCATAATGTTGCATTCTATCCATTGCTTCTGCACCAGTAGAGATATTTGGTAATACTGATTCCATACTTCTGGCTAATCCAACTGCTTCCTCTCCAGAAATTCCTAATCCCATACTGAACATTGCAATATCTTTAACACTCATTTCAGTAAATCTATTTAAATCTCCAAAATTATCTACTACAGCTTTTGTAATAGCATTTGCATCTTGGCCCATAAATCCTAAAAATTTTCTTTGTAAGAATCCCATTTCTTTATTAAGTCTACTTGCTTGTGTTGCAGATAATCCAATTTCTTGTGATAGAACCATCGTGTTCTTGGCCATGTCAATTGTGTATGCAAGAGCTGCAGCTAATGCTGCAACCAGTATTAAAACTGGATTAGCGGAAATTGCTCTAGCAAATAACATTGCTTGGTCTTTCATTCCTGAGAGTGCAGTTACACTCGATCCAAGCATACCCAATAATCCATCTGCAAGCTTATTTTGAGCTTGCATTTGTGATGCTATATCAGCATTTGCTTCATAGATTACATAAGTTTCATCTCTTTGATTTCTAAGTGTCTCTGCTTTTGCTTTTGCGGATTTAGTTCCAATATCTTCAAGTTTTTTGATTTCTACTGATAACTTGCGAATCTTTTCTTTATTTCCTTCAATATCATATAAAAGTGCTGATTCTTTATCTGTTATGTCAAGAATTTCATCAGCGACATCTTTTAGTCCATTAGCAATTTTTAACTCTTTTGAAGCAATGTCTAATTTGACTTTAGATGCTCGAAGTTGCTTTTCTAATTCTTCAGTATTTTTACCTTCTGAAGCATTTATTTTCTTAACTATTCCTGAAATTGTAGTTTGTATATCAGCTTTTTTCTCAGTTAATTCAATAATTCGTTCGGCATTCTTTAACGATTCGGTTGAGTTGACAGCCATATTAGAGTCCTAATGCTTTTTCTATTCGTGCTCGTTCTGATGCTGGATTTCTTTTGAGTTTTTTTAATGCATCGGCAATTTTTTTATCTTTTTGCCCAAAAATTTTATCAAGGTCTTTATCATTGATATTCTTTATTTTCTTAACAAGACTATCAAGTAGACCCTCCAAAAGTCCTTGCTCATGCAATTTTTTTATTTGTTCTTTTTTAAACATAATATAAGTTTCCTTTGAATGTTGGATGATATCCAATAATAAATATCAAAGTTATAAATTTTTATCTTTTCCCTGGAGTGGGTGGGCGTCGTTTTTTAGCCTCTGCGTGTTCTCTTTTACGGGCCTCTACTAACTTATTTACATAGAACTTTCGTAAATAAATGGGCATATGATACAATTCTGTAAATGTAAATTTAGAATCGTGATAAACTACCGAGAAGATTTCCTCGTGTAGTATTGATTTATACTCTGGACTCAGGCCAAAAAAATCGTACCCCAATTGGTATCTGTACCGTATGGGGATCTCCTATCTGACTTGTATATTCCGCTTCAAATATAATATCTGGTGTTATATCCACCTGATACTTTCTAAATTCTTTTGTATCAAGTGAAAGAAATTGATTATCAACAAAATTATTAATAACTTTTCTTTCAGTTTCACCATCTACCGATATAATTTGTTTTTTTAATCTTGTAGTTAACTCATTAGATACACCACTTGCTTGAGCAATTTTTGTATATGCTTTAACTTCTTTTTCTATATCTCGTTCATCTTTATGTGTAAGTAATTTAAATTCAATTACTCGTTTAGAATGTGGTAATTTAAATTCAAATTTATTTTCACCACTTTTAAAAAGTTTTTCATCAACCTTTTTAGTTTCTAACTCTGTTAAATCAAAAGTATGTTCTACTTCAAGACCTGTATCTGGGTCTTCAATCATAACTTCGTAATCTTTACCATATCCTAATACACGAGTACCTAACATTAATGCATTCTTATCTCCTATTAGTAAATCATCTAATTTAACTTTAGGGTCTGCAATAACTGAAGTTAATAATCTATCGATTACTAATCCCTTTTCAATTAAGTTTGTTGAAGTTAGAATATCTTCTTCTTTTGCTGTCATATATTTGACATCGATTGTTCCTGAACGAAGTGGGCTATCCTCTGGATAGAGTGAACCATTTGAAGGTAGAGCCAAAACTTCGGTCGGAAAATCGTACTGATTTTCAGCCATTTTTATCTCCTATGAAATGTGTTTAAAACCATTATAATAATAACTATTGTTTTCTTTTACAAAAATGTAATTTATTTTGGTGTTGCAAATTTCTCCGCTGCTGTTACACCAAGTCCAACTACTGAAATGTACATAAAACATTCAAGTATTTGTTCTTTAATGTCAAAACCAAAAAATGTGTTTGCACCCCACGACAAAACTAACATGAAGAAGGATGCAAAGCCGATAAACCTTTTACTTGAGATTTTAGCATCATCTGATAACATCTCTTTTATAAAATTCATAATATCTTCCTTATAAGTATTAGAACGATAGTACTGCGTAATCGTAACGAAGTGTTAACGATATGTCAGCGACATCAGTTCCATTAGCAAAATCTAAATCGTTGAAGTTAGCGGTTTGTATGAAAGCACCTTTCAATACCCATTCCTCAACTTTATCACCAACTGGACCTAAAAGATTAAATTTAATCTCTTTCTTATAAAAATCTGAATATCCATCACGACCTGTTACTGATTCGTGGTGTAGTCTTACCCATTCCATTACTGCTTGAGCTCCACTTGGAACGATTGGATCATATAGAGTTACTTCTAATGGCTCCCATGTACCTTTACCTTTGATGAATCTTTTAACATTAATGTGATTTAATTCAACTTCTTCAAAAGTAATTTGTGGACGATTCATAGTCTTTACAAAATAAGAAGGTATTCCGTCAATGTACATAACGAAACGATTTTTAGTTTTCGGTTCAAACGGTGTAAAAAAGATTTCGTCTGCTGATAGTATGTCGGCCATTTTATTCTCCTAAATTAATTGCCGTTAATTTTTCTTCGATAATAAATATCAAAAATCTAAAAAAAATGAAACTACATACATTATAATTATACATCATTATTCGAAGTTTTTTAGAAGTTTTTCCTATAGAGTAAAAAATTCCCTCAAAAACAAATTGGAGCATCCCGATATTTTAAAAATGCCTATAAAAACGAAAAACCCACACTCAAAATTGAATGTGGGCTCTTCTTTATAAGACAGTATTTTTATAAGTTAAACTTACTCAGGGAATGCTGCCCCAGTTGGTTGAACAACAAAATCCAACACAATGAACTCTGCAGTTCTTGTAGGTTGAATGAAGATTTGTCCTCTCAACTCATTTCTATCAACAACATCTGGTGTGTTGTTAGAATCGTCCATCACTACTTTAAATGCTGACAAACCACTATTAGCTTGAACTGATTCTAAGAATGGATTAACTATTCCTAAAAATCTGTTTCTTGTTGCTGCTGTGTTTTGTTCGAACACCAAGTATCTTGAAGATGAAGCAATGAATTTACGAAGTCTAATTAATAGTCTTCGTACATTGATTCTATCAAGAGCTGATGGTTTTCCCTGTAATGTTTTTTGTCCAAACACTACAACTCCTTGTCCTGGGAAAGAAGCAATTGGGTTAACACGACCTTCATACAAGTCATCTCTTTCTGTATGTGTTAGTCTTGTTTGTGCCTCTAATACACTTCCTAATCCACCACGATTTAAACCAGCAGGTGCGAACCATTCGTGTGCTACTTGGTCTGTAAAACTAATTACACCAGGTAATACAACTGAAGGCGGAACCCAAGTTGGTTTGTTATTCGAAGTATCAACTATTTTGACCCAAGGATAATAAGTTGCTGCATAATTCGTATCAAGTGCTTTTATATCACTAACTGCATTTGCTACTGAACGGCCATATCTTGAACCATCAATAACATAAAAAGCATCTGCACGAGATTCGAGTTTACTAATTGCGTGTTTCGTAACAGAAGAGTGATATTCATGGATAACACCAGGTGTTACCATTAAATTAATATCATATTCATCTGGATTACTTACAGCATTAATTGCTCTTTCGTATGCCTTAGAACCACTCTTTGCGGCACCACTACAATCAAGTCCTTGTGTATTTGTTGCAACGATATTAGTACCTGTTGCTTTTAATATTGAAGGGTCTTGTCCGTCAAATCCACCTTGAAATGGAACAACGAATTTTCTCTGTGCTTTAGCAGATAATGCAAGTGTAATTGCTTCGTCTGCAACTGATTCTTGTGTATCACCAATTGAACCTGCAGATGCATGTCCTAACATATTTTCAAGTGAAAATGCTGCATTCTCTCCTGAACCTGCACTTGCTGGTAATGGTGCTAGATATTGTTTGTTATTTTCGTTTGCGAAATCCCAACCATAATATACATTTTGATCAAAAACTCCAAGAGTATTAGTCTGTGCAGTTACGAAACTTGCACTTGGTACTGTTGAAGTTCCAAGTGTAGGATTAGTTGCTGCTGCAAACCCATGTGGAATTAATGCTTCATTAATACCTTCAAGGTTTGATTCCCAATCACTTAGATAAATGTGAACAGATTGATTTGGCCAATCACCATTGTGTGTTAATTTGCCTTCTGAATCAATTGTTACATATCTATCACCAATTTGTCGTGGTGCGAATTGTTTTGAATCTGGATCAAAGTTTAAATTAGTAAATGATTCAAGTACTGTACCATCATCAGTTTCACCTGGATTATTTTTCAACACATGAAGTGCGAATGAACCATAATCACTACCAGGAACATTTCCTGCTGCAGTTAAATCTGATATTCCAACTTTGAACTCTGAAGTAACATCCGAACCATGTGAACGAGTGTTAACTTTAAAAAGATTCTTTCTTCCACCACCACTTAATTGTGATATAATATAAGGTGTGGTTGCTACTGCATAATCATGGGTGAAATCTTCACCAGCTGATGCAGATGCTGCACTACAACTTACATTAGCATCAAATCCGTAACTTGATACATATTGTTTGTATTCTTTATACACATATACATTTGTGTTTGTTGTTTGTGGGTCTGACCCAAAAACTTTTGTTATGTAATTATCTGAACCAGTATCAAATGAAATTGTTTTCGCAACACTATTAATTGTTAGTGTAGTTGCATTCCAATTTGCACTTGCGTCAACTGTTGTCATTGCAGCTGCACCCAAATCTAATGAACTATTAGCTCTTGAAGGGTGTAATACTGCAGCAACACGAGTTCCGCCACCAGCAGCTGTTCCAGCTGCTACTAAACTTAATCGTATTGAACTTGGTTGATAACCACCTAAACCTAATACACGAACTATCGTAACAGAAGGTGCATTTCTCAAATATTCTTGAACTGTCATGGGTACATAGAAACGACTATCCACATCTCCAAAGACATTCTGAAATTCCCCAAAACTTGAGATTTGAGTTGGTACAAATGCTGGCCCTTTCTTTGTTGGACCAATTATAGCTGCACCAATTTCAGCAATACCTTGTGGAAGAAAGGATAAGTCTTTTTCTCTTGTAAACACTCCAGGACTTACTATTCTTTCAGCCATTTTATTCTCCTAATAAGGTTTATAAATTATATATATCGGAACGATATACTTCGATTAATAAATATCAGTTGAAATTCCCAAAATGGGTCAACCTGATAATTTTTTTTATATATTAGGAAGTTTTTTCTGAAATAACATCAGTTTCAGGTGTAGCTACGGGTGTAAATACTCCTGATTGTGGGTCAAGATTACCTGGACCATACTTTTCATTCAAAGTTTTCACAAGTTCTTGTTCTGTAGTTTGAGTTTCAGTATACTTAGCTTCCAACTGAACTTCAGTTTCTTCTAAAGTATTAAGTTGTTGATATAAGAGAACCTTTCTTACTTTAATTGCTCCAAAGTCATTTTGGATTCCCGCATAAGTATCTCTCAATCCTGAAAGTGATTTTAACTCGTCTTCTGTGAATTTAATTTCGTCTGATTTTGCCATTTATATAACTCCTTATGTTATAACTTTATTAACTATATATAAATATCAAGTTTTTATCCAAAAACTTAATTTTTTTTAAACTTTCATCCTTTTATTCATTTTAGATTTTCTTAACTCATCTATCTGTTTTTGTTGTTCTTTTATTGCTTCTATCAATAACGGTACAATCTTTTCATATTTGACACCTAAGTATCCATTATCTCTTTCTGATACGACTTCGGGTAATACTTCTTGTATTTCTTGAGCAATCACACCAATGTCGTGTCCTGTATTACCATGTTGAGTTTTCTTTTCTTCTTCGTCTAATTCTTTCCAATCGAATTCATATCCACTAATCTTACCAATCTTTTCAAGTGGGTCTGATATACGAATAAGGTTTTCTTTCCATCGTTTATCAGAAGAACTATATGCAACAACATCATTTGAAGCATCTATTCTACCAGTGGTTGAACTTGGAGCTACTCCAATACCAAGTGATTCTACTATCTTTACATCACCCGCAGAATCTATTCTCATGGCCTCATCAAGAGTTTCATCATCTTGACTTGTGCTAAACACTATAGCAGTTGAGCTAATAGAATCATCAGCATTTTCTTTTACCGCATCAATAGAAGCTCCAACAGAAGGATTAGCAGTATCATCAGGAAGTTTGAATAATATTCTTGT